GTAACCGTATTGCCGGACACGCGCGCACATCGGCAACCGAATGGATATACAGGATAGTGAGAGCGCACGCGCGCATCATGGCAAAGGCTAAGGCTACCAGCCGGACACAGCGACCGAGTGCTTCAGGCATGAACGGCCGGACGGCTCACGTCAAGGACTTATCCACCATCAGGCATGGCAGGGGTAAGAGGAAGGGACTGAATGATGTTTTTCGCTTCGAGCTACAGGCAAGCGCAGGCAGGGCAGGGGCAAGCTACGGACACAGCGACCGCGGGACATACGCTAGAAGCCAAGTACTCCACGCATCCGGTTGACTCCCGCACGCTATTAGAACCAAAGCCAGTACCAATATTCCCTCTGACACGTAAGTAGTATGGGGTATCTTCATCACGACCTTTTGTATTTTTTTTCCCGGTTGGTTTTTGTATATCACGGGATTTTCTTATAAGTCATTGATTAGGAAGGGGTTTACATATGGATGTGGAGGCGTTGACAGATGAGGTTATAGATGTGGAGGCAGAGAGGCGGGAGAGGAAGGCGATTGCGGATTTTGAGGTTAGGATGTTGTCTGAGTTCCCGTTTTTTGCTGAGAAGGTGATACGGATAATTGACAAGGAGAAGCGTTTAGTTCCTTTACTTTTGAATAAGATACAGGTGTTGGTACAGGAGATTAAGGCAGACATCAGGAAGAGGGGTCAGAGGATACGGTTAGTGATTTGCAAAGCTCGTCAGTTTGGTTTGTCGACAGAGCAGTTGGGTGAGAATTACTGGTTTGTGAGTACGAATCTTCGGACAACGGCGTTGTTTGTTTCGCACGAACCCAAGAGCACCGTTCATCTATTTGATATTGTGAAGAGGATGCACGACAAGGTGCCCACCTCGCTGTTGGAGTGGAAGCCAGAGAAGAAGAAGAGTAATGCGTATGAGTTGGTATTTAAGGAGATAGATTCGGCGATAAGGGTGGGGACGGCGGGTAGCGACAACATGGGTAGTAGTCAGACTATAAACCGTTTACATTTATGTTGCGATGAGCATACCCCTGTTTTGGTTGAGCATGGACGTGAGAAATTAATAAAGGATGTTGTTGTTGGCGACAGGGTAATTACGCATAATGGGAATGAGGCTCTCGTAACAGCAATATCGAGGAAGTCGCACCGTGACATGCCTCATGGGAATAAGGCACTATCTATTACTCCGTGGAATGGAGATGCAATCGTTGTTTCTCCAGACCATAAGGTTTTTACCAATATGGGGTGGGTGAAGGCGGAAGACGTTACTGTATCGCACGCTCTTGCAATGCCAATTCGTGCCATTACGAATACCATAACGTCATTGCCATTGGACACACGTCATCGTTCAAGATTAGGAAAGACTGGCGGTGCGTTGCATGGTGGTGTTGGAAGAAAAGGCCTTGATGTATTCCCGTTAAACCGTGAAACTGGTTTTTTTGTTGGGTATTATCTCGCCGAGGGTTGTGTCTCCAGTTCTACGCCAAACGGATATGCCAGAATAGTTTTGGCGTTCAACGGTCAGGAAGAGCATTATGCTGGTCGGGCAGTTAGCGCGGTTTCCAGTTGGTACGATTCCAGCAAGGTAAAAATACGACAGCATAAGCACTCAAAGACCAGAACTATCGATATCAATAGTATTGTGTTATCTACTATGCTTGAGAGGTATTTTGGCAGGACGGATGCGAAACATATCCCCGATTGGACATTCGAGTGCGGCAGAGAGTTTTGCGAGGGGTTATTGACTGGATACCTATGTGGAGACGGCTCAAAAACAATACATACAAAGCAACACTACACCTCATACGACGTGAGAGCATCAAGCATACGCGAGTCTATAACATATCAAATACGAGACATTGTGGCCTCTCTTGGATTTGGATGGGGAAGGGTAGCATATACACCGGGCGGTATCAGGTATGGAAGGAATTGCCAACCCCAATGGACGGCTCATTTTAATGGTATCTGCGGCTCATTCCTTAGAGAACTCATGGGATTATCAACTAGTCCTAGAGGAGAACACTCAACGAGGGCAACCAAATATCAATATGGAGAAAATCATATATGGTTGCAAATAAAAGATATCCATAGAACAACGTGTGATAACTTTGTTGATATTGAAGTCTCGCACGAAGACCATAGTTTTAGAACTCCGCATTTCTCTATGAGTAATAGTGAGATGTCGAAGTACCCCCAGCATACGGTAGAGTCTCTGTTGATATCGTTATTACAGACGGTGCCGAAGAATGACCCTGCCTCTGAGGTGGTGGTCGAGAGTACCGCGAACGGGGTAGGTGGCGAGTACTACGACATGTATAAGTCATGTCGGTATCGGTATGTCGTATATCTTGAGAGGGGAGTGCCGAAGTGGAGGATGGAGATAAACAAGGACTCCGACCCGAACAACGAGTACTGCGCGTTGTTCATCCCGTGTTTCGCCCATAACGAGTATAAGATGGACCCCGCTGTTGGGTGGAAGCGTACCGATGTAGAGGAGAAGCTGGTACTTGAGCACGGCGTTGGCGATGAGTTCCTGCAATGGCGCAGGCATACGATAGCCAATGAGTGCAAGGGGAACCTGTCAAAGTTCCACCAGGAATATCCGTGTATTACGGGTGATGCCAGGGTTGGTACTGAGAATGGTATCGTATCACTTAAAGATGTCAAATCGTCTAGGAAGTGCGAGTTGGGCATGATAACAGGATGGTATCCTAAGGGTAACAAGGAAGTCTTCAGGCTGACCACCGCTTTAGGATATACCGTCAAGGCCACCGCCGAACATCTGATTGCTATTTCTGACGGCTCATGGAAAAGCATGGGTAGCCTTACATGTAACGACAGAATAAAGTTATCCAGTCCTATGCTTTCCGAGTCAACAGCATACGCTTCGTGGAATGAGTTTCCAACCGTCAAGTCGGTGGTAGAGATTGACGAGTGGTGGGGAAGGTTTTTGGGTTACTTCATGGGTGATGGAAGTTATTGCGATAAGACGTTATCCATTGCGTGTGACGGGAAGGACACGGATATTGTTGATGATGTCAAACTACTCATGAAGGAGTTATTAGGTTTGAACGCCGTAGACAGATTAACCGGGACAAAGAAGGGTTGCCGTGAGGTACGTGTTGGCTGTCAGCGTTTGCCTATTGTGCTCGATGCTATTGGCGTGTTACAGCATAAAGATAAAAAGGATGGCGGTAAGAACGGTTGGAAGCGTAAAGTCTGTGTACCAGATGTTATTTGGAAGTCTCCGAGTACTGTTGTTCGGGAATTTCTGCGTGGACTTTTTGAGACTGATGGATTTAACGGATACGGTGCTCCCAGGGTTGTCTTGTTCAATAAGGACAAACAGTTCATACAGGACATCCAAATATTGCTGTTATCATTCGGCATCACATCGAGACTGGTATCAATAAGAAAAAAGTCCGGCGGAGGTCATTATTATATCGGCAATGAACTTCATTTGCGAACTGAAGAGGCGATAAAGTTTAACGAAGACATAGGATTTCTTTCTGAACGGAAAAGAAACAGGCATATTAACCGTCCTAAAAAGAAAAGCAAATACTCGCCACGAATGAAGATGGTTTTAGAAGATAGCGTAGTCTCCGTTGTGCCATGCGGCATAGAACCCGTCTATGACATATCCGTGGATGGCTCGCAAGCATTCGGAGCGAACGGTATCATTGTGCATAACTGTACGGATACAGAGGCTTTTTTATCATCAGGGCGTCCGGTGTTCGACAACGAAAGGATTATGGCGAAGATACGGGTTCTGGAATTAACACCACCCGTGGCACTCTACGACTGTATTCCTGATACTGGGGTGTTCACGTCAGTAAAGATGCCCCTAGACACGCGTGGGAGAATAGACCCGAAGTTCGATACGAACGGCCTTCTTCAAGTGTGGGAAGAGGCGAAGCCTGGTGTAGCCTATGTCTGCTCCGCTGACGTTTCGGAAGGTCTTGAAATATTAAAGAAACAGACAGATTTTTCTTCTGTCGACGTATGCGAGCAGTTGACGGGGAAGCAGGTCGCCCATTGGCATGGACGTATCGAACCTATGCAGTTGGCGATATTACTCCAGCATATCGGTAAGCGTTATAATATGGCATGGCTGGTGCCTGAGAGGAACAACCATGGAACGGCAGTCTGCGGTAAATTGTTTGAATTGCACTATCCCAACCTGTACCATGAGGAAACACCAAACCCACCCCATCGACCCATTAAGCGGTACGGATGGCTCACCAAGGGTGGGAAAATGGG